CATGAAGGAGCAACGCCAACGCCACCAGAAATAAGAGCGTTTCCGGTAGCCACATCATTAAGCCGCGCCAAAGTAGTTGAACTATTGGCGTAAAGGATGTCGCCTGTGGTGTAGCTGCCGTAGCCCGTTCCACCCTGTGTTTCAGAAAGCGGCGTGGTCAGTCCCGATAGGCTTGTAATATCGCTATTAGCGCCAGAAGCGGCAGCGCCAAGATTGCTGCGAGCGCCAGAAGCTGTGGTAGCTCCAGTGCCGCCGTAAGACACACCAATGGCAGTGCCATTCCAGACGCCAGCAGTAATCGTGCCAAAGGTCGTTGTCCCTGAAGATGAAAGATTTGTAAAGGCCCCCGTTGAAGGAGTTGATCCGCCAATTGCGGTGCCGTTAATCGTACCCCCAGTGATTGCGACAGCAGACGCATTTTGTGTTGCCATCGAACCAAGGCCCGTAACCGAAGTGTACGGAATCTGGATGGAGACATTGGTTACGTTTGAAATCTGGCCGCTGGCAAGAACGGTAAATTGCGGAACAATCCCAGCAGATCCATACGTTCCCGGCGTCACACCAGTGGGTGCAATCTGACCCGATGGAACTGACAACGTTTGATAAGACGGGTCAGCATTGGCTCCATTTGAAGTCAGAACCTGACCGTTGGAGCCGGGAGCAAGACCCGCCCATGCGGATGCCCCACGATACAAAATCGAACCACGGATTGTAGTAAACGTGTCAAGAACAGCACTAGGCGTGACATCGGATGGGCTGGTTGTAGCGCCCGTAAGATTCGCTTTGATTGTGTTGGACGCCATATTCGCAAGATACGAATTGGTAACTCCGCCCGACAAAAGGCTGATTGTTCCCGTGCTGGTAATAGGACCGCCGGAAATAGGCGAAGTCGTATTGATCCGTGAAACACCCGGCGCAGGGTAAACGGTGTTGATATAAGATGCGATCTGCGAAGCAGTAATACGAACCGTGGTGCCAGACTGAACCGCCGGAATCTGATCCGTTCCATTAACAGTCGTCGCTGCGGGCAGATTGGTGATTGGTGTATTACTCATTGTAAGCCCCAGTGAGCGGAATCTGTGTATTTTGCGGCGGGATGCCAACGATGGCGGTTGCAACCCGTGTCGTGCTGGTCAGCAAACTGCCTGAATCTACCACAGAATAAGTATTATAGGTAAAGACAGTTCCAGTTGTAACGGTGACTGAATAGATACCCGCCGCCTTGCTGTTAGTAATCCCCTCCACCGATACTTGATCATTGGTCGATAGATTATGAGCCGCAGAACAAGTTACTGTGACGGTATTTGTCCCATTCGCAATAATTGAGGTGACGGGGATCACCACATTGTAATGTTTTGTCAAATATTGCGGAGGAACAGCATTCGGGTTCATGCCATTTGGGCGACCCGTAGGCTGGGTATCAATATTGACGCCATCTTCCGTTGTCAGGTCTGTTCCTGCATAAATAGGAAGGCCAGTTGATGCGCTTGTCGTTGTTCCCAACGGCGCAAACAAATTGGCATTATTGGCGTAATTATAATCTTCCGGACGCGCATTGACGATGGGAAGCGGATCTTCCGTCAGAATAATAGGCTTAAGTTGCGGCTGCGGCTTGTCATAGCACGGAGCGCAAACCAGAAACCGCAAGTTAGCCAATTGCGGGCCACGATAATCAAACTGGAACCGCAAAGAGGCGTGATTGTAGATAAAGCCACAGCGGTCACAGCGCCCAAAGGCGGCTGGGCTATCAGCATTTACCCTAGCGCGGCCATGAGGGCGATACGACATGGCTTAATTCCTGAAATAACCGCTGAGACCCGGCATGATGTAGATTGGAACGTTTTCCGTATCCTGACCCGCCGCAATTTGATACGATTGTTCAGCCCTTGCCGCCAAGATTTGATAACGATCCGGCGCATAAATAGCCGACAAACGTGAAGCAAGTCCTGAGCAAGCAGCATCAAACCAACGATACGGGATGTCCATAGTCTGGTTATTTTCCAGATTGGCGTCCTGAACTTGGATAACCCGATAAAATTTCAGGGTGTAATAATTATCCTGATCCGGAACGGGCCAAAGGGTGATCGTTGGCTGGATCAAACGATCAAACCAAAAAGTCGTTGGCGGTGACTGAAGGTTCTTATTTGGCGTCTGCGCCCATTCCGTGCGCGAAATCGGCATAATAACGCGGTCATATTGAGCCGCCCCGCTGCCGACTTGAATATATGCATCCAAAACCATCACAGTTTTAGAAGAATCAGCCGCTACGCTATTGGTTGACGCATAATAAGTTGACTGACCTTGCGACAACGGAATGGTTTGTAGGTCAACTTTCCAAAGGTTTACGCCACGATTTGACCATTCAGAAAGCATCATGTTCATTTCGAACCGTGCGTCCTGAAGGTGTTCTTGGACAAGAGCGGTACGACGAATCCCGCAGCGGGAGAACGCATTCAGCGTAATCTCACCGACTGAAGGATTAAAGGCGTAAGTACCGCTTGTTGTCATTTAATTAGCTCAGTGAACCGTCATTTGCGATCAAAACGCCGCCGATATTAATACTAACAACCGCAGCGGCTGCGGCGCTAGAAGCAACTTGGAAACGAAGGTCAGTCTTTTCCACATATGGGAATGGGAAATGACGCTGAACTTCGTAGGTCGTGTTGAATGGTGTTTGAACAATCAACTGCTGAACACCAGCAGATGAGTTTGTAATAGCACGGTAAGTTGTGTAGTTTGCGCTGTTACCATTGAACGATGAATAAGCACCGTAACGGTAGCCATAGAATGTGTAGCCAGCAGGGACCGTGTAAACAGACATCTGGGAGCGACCCAAGCTGGAAGTCGTTCCGTTAAATACGCCCGTATTAATTTGGCCGTAGACAACACCACCGTTTGACAAAGAAACGACACCAGTTGGGTTAGTAACGCTGCCAACCGAAACATACATGGAGTTGATGCGGAAATACTGGTTCACAGTCGGAACGTTCGTCGTTCCATTCAGAACCAAAACTTCTGAAAGTGCATTATAGTTAGCATCAAGACCAACAATAGTAATTGATGCTGTGTCACCAGCAGCCGTGCTGACAAGCTGCATAGTCAATGCAGAACTTGGAAACACATATTCGGTTGTCGCCATGTTTTCCCAAACAGTGCGAAAAAGATTAGCTGTCGCAGGAGTTGTTCCATACCCAAAAATGTTTTGAGGATTATGGAAAGAAATTTGACCACGCGAAACTTGAAGCTCAAACGGCTCATATGCCCCTACGCGAGTGATGGATTGGTTGACAACGCCTGTCATAGCTTAGTCCTTTTTCCGGGTCCGTGCGACCGCTGCATTATCGACAAGATTCGGGTAAGGACGGCCAGCAGCGCGAGCATGAGCTTTAGCTGTAGCCTTTTGCTTATCCGTCAGATGTTTTGCGTGAGCTTTTTTCTCAGCGGGATGTTCCCAAAAAGGTTCTTTGGTCATTAGCAACCCCACTTGCGAATCGCCTTGTTAATCCGACTATCAGGATCATGGGCATTTTTGTGATTAGTAAGTTTAGCACGCATTCCTTCCATCCGCGCACAAAAAGAATGGTGCCGGGCGTTATGCGTGTCTTTTGTGGGAGCCTTAAGCGTCCCGCCTGTTTCGTGATGATATGAGGCGCGGCCACGTTCGTTAAGGCCGCCAGATGGGGATTGCCCCTCAGACCGTTGCCAAGCAGGAGTCTTTGCCATCTGAACCTCCAATAGGGGAAGGAGGGGGATGACCCCCTCCTATTAGTGATGAAGCTTCTTCAAAGTCTTTGCCAAACGCGCCCGTTTTGCGAGCGTTGGGTCCGAACTATGAGTCGCCTTTTCAAGTTTCTTGGCGGGGATTTTCTTCCCCGCCGGAACATGAAGCTCTTTATGAAGTGCGCCGGGATGCTTTATTGCACCCTGAATCCACTTCACGCCGCCCCCACTTGCGTGGCGAGAGCGGCTTACGACTCCCCCGCGTCAACGTCACGACCAGCAGGGGTCTTGACCTTCGATGCGGCTGAGAACGGCGACATTTCCGAACCAACGCGGCCACCCGACTTGCGAGCAGGGCGGTCCAAACGGTGCTTGGCACTTTCACCATGCATACCAACGTGCTTCATGGCTCCACCGCGCTTCTTTTTTGCGGCTTCCTTGAGAACGTTGGAGTTTGCACCAGCGTAAACGTCAGACGGAGCTTCATCACGGGCCATGTCGCCCTTCTGAACCTTACCGCCCGTAGCATGAGCAGAATACTTCTTGCCCTTCATGACCTAATCCTTCCTTAAGCTTGAGTCACGCCGAACAAGCCAGCAGTCGTACCCATGTTGGCGGGCATGATAAACTGACGAATAGCAAGGCGCTTTGCTGCGTCAGCAGCAGATTGCAGAGCGTAGGTTCCACGAACGTCACCCGTAGTTGTCGTAGCGGGCGAAGTAGTGACAGCAGCGACAAACCCAGTGCTGGCGGTAATTGCAGCGGCGTTGTAATTGATAGCAACGTCACTGAAAAAGTCCGCCCGGAGAGGGAAGCCGTAGATGTCGGTCGTGCCAACGGAGTAATTGTGCGCGTCAGTAAATTGCGGGACAACGCTTGCAATATACTTGAAGGCCTTCTTACCGTTGACCGTGGTTGCGCTAGCAGGGCCAGCAATAACTTCAGACATCGGTACGCCATAAATGTCGTAGCCGCTGACCAAGAAATTACCGCCTGTAGCGGACGAAGAACCAGTGATGCTTACAGCGCGAGCAACCATAGCCTGTGGGTTCCACAGGTAAATGGAGGGCGTCTGGCCGAACGGCTGCGAAAGAGCAGCATAACCGCCAGTTGCCTGTGCAGTCATGGTGGTCGAAGACGCAGTGTCATCACCAGCAACAGTGTAAGTACCGACACCACCCGGCGCACCAGTAAGCTGGTTTGCAATGGTGGCTCCGGAGTTAACACCAGTACCAGTGAGGGTCATTCCAACAGTGATCGTACCCGTGAGGGACGAAACCGTCAGAACGCTGTTTGCAATCACGCCCGTGAAGGACGCAAAACCATCAAGAAGAAGCAGACCCGTGACAGTTGCACCAGTGTTGAAGTTGATGCAGCTTGCGCCAACGGAAACGCCCGTCGAAGTGGAATTGGTCGAAACCAGCGTCATAGCAGTGCCGCTCACCACGTTGGCAGCAGCGGCAATCGCCGCTGCGCCAAGTGCGTAAGGAGCATAGCTAATCGTCTGGCAATCAGAGGTCGAAAAACCCGCCGTAAATGAACCGGAAGCCTGTCCCGGCTCATAGTTAAACGGGAAACGCGGATCGATGCGGCCAACGCCACCCCAGAAGAGTGACGGGCCAAGATCCGGGTTATAGTCCGTAATGGTGCCAACGGTGTTCTGACCGAAGGAAATTACGGGACCAGAGAAAGCAGAGATTGACATAGTGCCTTCTCCTTACGAAGTGGGGAACGAACCGTAGATCGAACGCCAGTTGTAGTAACCGAACGAATAACGCTCATAGCCCTTCACCAACAGGTTATCTGTAGTGAAGTCTACCTGCATATCCATTTCGAAGGGAATTCGGTCCATATAGACCAGACCCTTGATGTTAGTCAGCAGGAACCAAGCATAGTTGGACGTCAAGAAGTCCATAACCATGTAGCCTTCCGGCAAACCACCACCTGTGAAAAGAATGGCATTGACGTCATTGTCGGCAGTACCCGGACGAAGCTGCGTCTTCGTAAGACGAATAGCAACTGGTTCAAGGGAAGGAGGAACAATTAGCTTACGACCACGAGCAAAAATCTTGATGCCAGCAATATCACGGAAGTTCTGACGAATAGAAACCATGCCGTTAAGCAACGTAGCTTCGTTCAAATCAACCTGAACCGTTGGGGTGTTTGCAATCGTCAAACCACCATCAA